TTCAGCCTTGGCCGCTCTGACACGTTCCTCTTCAATAGCAAGCTGCGACAGTTTTTTCTGGGCCTCTACCTGTGCCGCAGTGTCACTGGTCGCAATAGCTGTTTCCAGTTCCTTTTCCAGAGAGTCGGTTTGAGAAGCAATACGATCCCCGTATTCATTAACGTACCCGACATCAAGATTCTGAACCCGACCTTTTAGAGCCTGATTTTCAGTCTGCATGTTGCGGGCAAAAGAAATCGCAGCGTCTTGCTGACGTTCCGCTTCTCTTGCTTTACGGGTAAGTTTATCTATCCGTTTCTTAACATTTTTACTGTAGTCTAAATGCTCGTCATCATCGGAGTCTTCTGAAGACGCATCAACCGGTTCAATACTTCGCGGCGTCTCGTCCTTATTAACTTCAACTGTAATAGACTTTCCTTCTGTAGGAACATCTACCATTTCTTCTTCTATTTCAGGCATGGGCTGTCTCCATGTTAGTTATAATGCAGGATATCTTCAGGGTCCTGTACAACGGCTATTACTTCATCATCATTTAATATACGGATCTCGCCGCCGTCTATTTTAAAACGAGCACCCGCATATCTCCCAAAAATAATCCAATCACGCTCCTTGCACCACGGTCCAGAAGGGAATTTAGTTTCGTCCTTATATGCTAGAGGACCAACCTTTAGCACATAACCGCATACAGTAGCTACTGATTCTCTTTCTACTACCTGATCAGGGAGATAAATCCCTGCTTCCGTCTTTCCTTTACCACGGTAAGGTAGAATTAATAAACGCCAACCCGAAGGTGAAGGTAAGCGTTTCATAGAACTGACATCTAACTTCTCAGGATCAAGAACTTTGTCTTCCGGTTTTACATAAGCTTTGTTTATAGAAATAACATTTTTAGGATCTTTTGACATTAGTCCGCCTTTTCTAGGATTTCTCTTAACTCTTGACCTATATAATCTAAAGATTCTATCGATCCAACAAGTTTTTTATATTCTTCCATATCCTTTATAGACCCACCAGCTAACATCTCCACAATTCGGGACCTCCGCTCATCTATGGTTTTTATAAGGTGTTCCGCTAAATGTATACCGTCCACTTTTTATCTCCCAACTACTCTAGGCAATCCTTCTCAAACCCCTGCCAAAAACTAGCCTTTTCTGTAGTATCTTCCCAGTATTCCCCACATATATCCGTATGCCTTTCCTGATGACAGTGCTCACAAAGATGTGCTCTCTCATCCACTTCATACCCCCTAGCCTTATAATCCAGAGTAAAAACCTGATGGAAAACAATCTGTTCTTGTTTTCCCGAAATACCACAATCTTCACAATTTATAATCTGCATGATAATCCTTTCTAGTTTAACTGCCTTTTTTCTATCTGCCACGCTCTGGCCTTGGACATGGCTCTATTCCCGAACCAAAAAGCTACGATAGCTGAAAAAATTGCGGCGGTTTCTGGGTCCCAAGCGGTTTCAATAGCTAACGTCCAATCAAGATTCTGATTGGATATCATTGCATAAATCATGGTTCCCTTAACGGAAGAAAACATCAGGAAGAACAGGTAAGTAATGACAGGGCGCACAGAACCCCTAAGACCATTGATAAATCCGCCAGCGTCAATACTTCTATCATGGGCATACAATCCCTTTGTTTCTGCTATTTCAGCTTCCGCATCCAACTCTTGTATTTTAAGTTTGGACATTTGATCGGCATACTTGGCTTTTGCTTCCAGCATAGACAACTCATGCTTGTCTGCTTGCTTCTGTTTAAAGAAACCAAGAATTTCAGGGATTATAGAAGTACCAAATCCCATTAAGGTTCCGATCAAACTAATCATTTTTTAGCACTCATGTATGCAGTCATACCCATATATGCACCAACAACTCCTGCCTGTCCAATATAAAACAAACCAAATAAGTCTGCTAAAGCCTTAATTCTGCTATCTGGGAAAATCGGAAGGAAGACGGCTACAGTAAAAACCAACATGGACATCATTGCTACCCAAGCCATTCTACGTTGCGCGTCCGCTTTTTCGTGACGTTCCAAAGCTTCTGTTGCGGCTAGTTCAGAATCATCCACGATACCATCTTCGTTAAGATCCAGGCCATTATAATCACTACGCGGCTCTAATTTTTTCTGTGTCATTTAACTTACCCAGAACCATTAAACCTATCTCTCAAACTATTACAAAACTGCCATAGAGTAGATATTTGTTTTTCGTGAATATCAATTTCGGCTCTTTGTTTAACGGTTTCAACGTAAGTGTCTCGCTTTATAATATCATCCACATCTTTACGCAGCACCTGTACCGCAGAGTTCAGTTTGACTGCTACTACGATTATTCCTATCAGAGCTATAATCTGGTGCCAATACTGAGTTATCAGGTCCACTTTTTCCCTTATCCTTTTCTTTCTTGAAAATTATACTGGGTGGCTTGGTTGAACACGCACTTTGAAACCTCACTAAAGGAAACCTGAAAGCTACGTCTTTAATAATAACTGAACCTCTGAACCAACATTCTTGTGCTGTCTTATAAGGACCCATCTCATCATCTACCCGCATAGGGCAAGGCCCTCCTAGTACACAGACTATTACAAAAGAATAGAACATTTATTTTTTTCTGGACGACCGCCTACGCACTTTCTTAACTGACTTCTTTTTCTTCTTTTTACGGGGTCTCCCTACCTTTTTACCGTAAGTTCCGGGTCCATCAGGCATCTTAAAGCCCCTTTCCTAAGCGATCTTGAAAGAGCCACCGCGCAGTGCTTCGCCCATTCCCCTAGCATCCCCGCTCGTTACTTCACCGCCCTCCCCAGAGGGGGTGGAAACAGATTCAGAAGCATTATAAGGGACAAAACCCTGACCCTTTATAACCAGTCCTTTCCGTGTCACTCCATTAGAATCTTTTTTCTTGTCCGCCATAATGATCTCCTATTCTTGACGTTGTTTCATAATCTCGCGTTCCCGAGCCGCGTCAATTCTAGCTTGGGCAATATCTTCTGTGGATTGTATTCTTTCCTCTCCAAGTTTCGCATTGATAGCCGTCTTTTCTTTTTCGAGAGCCAGACGTTGTTCATCAATCATTGCTTCATTCTGATCCCGTTGACCCCTCATTTCAAGATCCTTGGCCTTGAGGGCGATAAGAGGATCTTGCTCTCCTCCTCCACTAATCTGCGTACTTACTGCTTTCACTTCCTGCATCCCCGTAGAAATCAATTCCGCAACCAGAGATTCAATCTGTATGATCTCCTCTTCGGTAGGCTGATGATCAGGAGCCTGTTGTTGTAACTGCTGGGCCACCTGTTCCTTGGCCTTTATGGAGACATGTTCCATAACGTGTTTCTGCAACGTCATCATAACAGCAGGCATCTGCTGGACCATTCCAGAAGTACCGAAGACAAGATGGGCCATAATATGAGCGTCATGGTTCTGGCCTTCAAAAGCAACAAGAGGGAGATTTTCCAGAGACTCCGAATTCTCTATAGCCGGATCTTTAGGTTCCGGTTCGCCTTCCTGTACCGGTTTGAGAATAGCATCAACATCACGAACTCCCAAAGCTTTATACATGCGCCTGTAAGCTTCATACATATTATGAAGGTCTGGTGCGGCTTGTGCCAGTTGCAGTTCTGTCTGTGCCATTGCGATCCGTTGCGCCATGGAAAATATATTAGGATCAGACACAGGTATGACATCCACACGATCATCGAAGTCTTTCGCCTTTACGTTTCTCTCACCACCGACGACATCATAAGGATATTCAGGCGGCAAGTATTCTCCAAAGACTCTTGCGAGTAAAGTGAACTCTTCCTTTTGAGCATAATAAAGCCGCTTGTGAATTGCCGACATAACCTTGGCCCCTTGTTCAAGGAGCGCGACTGTCGTCCCTACCGCAGCCTGCTGGTTCCCATCTCCAACCTGAAGATTTGTAATAGCCGCAAACCGTTGGCCTGCTTCAACACAAAAACCCATCAACTGGAACAGGGTTTGATCAGCACCTTTATAAGGCAGCAGCATCAGGGAATCCCTGATAGCCCCTCCCGGTGCATCCACATCCCTGAATTCTCCCGGAGAGAGGGGATCTGCATCGTTCCTGATACGCAACCCTCTTGCCTTGAACCCAGCAGGAAGATTAGACAAGGTTCCTGCATCTATAAGCTGACGAAGGGCAGCCGTAGCCGTGCGGCTTAAACCGCCAATCATGTGTATTAGACCAAGACCATAAAAGCCAAACCCCGGCAGAAACTTGAAGTGAACAAAATATTGTACCTTATTCTTATCCGGATCGTCCTGTTTCCAGTTCCGCCTTACGCTCAGGACTTTTCCATTTTCTTCCGATACCGTGACAATATAAGGTAGCTTGATACCAGTGGATTCTCCGTCTTCAGAGGAATCTTCAAAACCTTCAAGATCCAGATTAACGTGGCACTCAAGCACCGTAATATCGGTATCCATATATGATGGCGTAACACCTGCAATATCATCCATTTCCTCCTTTACTTCAGAAGGGTCTGTTTGGGAGGGGGACACCTCAATATCCAAATAAAACCCTGCTACCTGTTTCTTGCGGAGTTCGTTTTCCGTCATCTGAATAACGTGCGTTACGTTTTCAGCGGTCTCCATATCGGTAGCTGTGTAGGGGACGATAAGCTGTTCAGCCGGAACAAACTTGCTGACAGCCCTTCCCAGAAAATCGTCGTAGTAAACCTTTTTGAAGGTAGAACCCGCAAGCGGGAGGTAAAACAGCATCTGATCAAATTCAGGAGTGTACTCCTTCATTATACAGGTAAGCTGGTAATTCATGTAGTGGCGAACCCGTTCCGCCTGATTTTCCACTTCAGGAGTTACCCGACCAACAATCTCCGTCCTAACAGGGCCTCCCGCAGGGAGAAGTTCTCCGAAAGCCTGCGCCTGAAACTGGGTAACAGCTTCGGCCAAAAGAGGATGGGTTACACCGCTTGCGCCCCTGAAAGGTTCAGCCCTCTCCTCGTACTTGAAACCAAGAAGTTCGAGCCCTTTGCTGTAGGCTTCTTCCCAATCCTTACGTCCGTTCTTGTTGTTGTCGTAGTCTCCGAGAATATCCGAGGAAATTCGCGTAAGTTCCGATTCCTCTAAAGTCTCCGCAAGATTATCGAAAAAGTCTCCTTCTTCTCCCCTCTCCGCAGTGGGATCGAATTCCACCACAACGCCTCCGTCTTCCTCCATCTGAATGTTGACATCAGAACCCTCAACCGACACGTCTTCTTCGATACTGACCTCCGCGCCTTCCTCTTCATCGAGTTCGACAGGCGGAAGAGAATCCCGACGATCTATAAGGGAGCCTGTTCCAAAATTACTTCGGGGGAGCCTTTGTTCAGCCATTAACCGAAAATCCTTCGCGACAGGGTTGGAGAAAGGGCCGTGTCCAGAGTACGGCGGACAGGACGAACATCGTCTTCGTCTTCACGATGCTTCTTATACTCTCCCATGCTTTCGCCCGCAACGCGAACGGAAAGAGATCCTTTCGGATGAAGCTCACCGGGCATCGTACCACGGCCTCGGCCTCGGCCACGAACATAGCCGCCGTGGGCATATTCGGGGGCTGTCTGAAAAGGATGAAAAGGCTCACGCGGAAGGTCGTCCGCTGTCAGTTCACCGTAAGGAGAATTCCTGGCAGATTCCATATCGGCATAAGGGTCCCAACCACCTGGTGAAGCAAACGCGGCCCCAGAAGCAGGAGGAGATTGGTACGTCTTCTGTGGTATGTTTTGGTCCGCTTGAAAAGCCTCATCCCAAGTCTGGAGGGTCTGATCCGGAGAAGCCCCCTGAAATCTGGATTGGTCTCCTTGAAAAGCCCAAGGCGTTGAGGTTCTTGTTGTTCCTGTTGCTATAAACCTCAAAGCGGCCTCAAGATCCTTCGCAATAGAATTATCGGTTTGCGCCAAAAATTCTAAATCCCCTATATTCATTTCAATATATTGCCGAAGATCTCCTACAGTCCCATCCGCAAGAACTGCACGGAATTGCTGTTTGACCGCTTCCTCATCCGAAGAAGGAACGGGAGTCATCCTTCCGAATTCATCAGGCATCGGCCCCCTCTCTTCTATCATCGTCTCGGAGAATGTTTCCGGTATTGGCCCGGCCATTTCTGCCAAAGCGTCGGGATGATAATCCCACCCTCTTCCGGGCATAGCGCCACCGGCAGCACCGGCTGTAGCACCGGTTTGTCCGAGTAATTCCCTAGCAAGAGGTGCTCCCCCCATTTCCGCACGTCGCTGCCGTTCAAGTTTTGAAGCGTCCAGCATATTATAAAATTCCCTTTTCTGGGCGTCCGTTAAACCTGCAAATTCAGCCCCCTCCTGTCCCCAATAGTTATCTGGGCTGGGAGGATTAAGTAAACCCGATCCCATCATAATATCTCGATCAGCCATTTTA